GACATGCCAGAGGCGGAACCCGACGGTATGGAGGAAGACGTGCCAGAACCCGACGGTATGGAGGAAGACGCACCAGTGGAGGCACCAGTGGAGGCACCAGTGGAGGCACCAGTGGAGGCACCAGTGGCCGACGGTATGGACGTAGATGTGCCACCAGTAGAGGCACCGGAGGAGCCAGACTCCAAACGTGCCCGTACAGCTGGCCGCACTTATCGGCGTCGCAAGTCTCGTTCCAAGAAAACTCGTAAACACTAACAACAATGGCAAACCTCTCCTATCCCGAGATTGCGGAAATCTCAACGGAAGCTCTTCCACCTGCGTCACTTGACGCATTAAAGACGCTTCGTAATCAGGCATGCGAAACAACCCAGCAGAGTGGCTTCAAACTACAGAGCCAGCAGCGCTTTCTGCGGCGCATTCTCTCACCCGACAGTCCTCTCCGAAGCCTCTTGATGGTCCACGGCACAGGTACAGGAAAAACGTGCACTGCCATCCAAATCGCCGAAGAGTACATTCTACGTCCCGAGTTCCAGGACAAGAAGGTGATGGTCGTCGCTTCTGCTGCCGTTCAGGAGAACTTCCGCACACAGCTCTTTGAGATGAATCGTGTCAAGATTGATACGATTGCTGGCACATTGGAGTCCAAGCAATGTACGGGTCGCCGGTACCTTGACATGCTTTTGCGTATTGAATCTGAACCCAAGAACTGGAACAACCCCGACATTCGCGCCAAGCTAGAGCGCACGGCAGACCGCATCATATCTGAGTTCTACGAGTTCAATGCCTATGGCGCCTTTGGTAATCTAATTCTATCCAAACTTGGAGGCACAGAGGCCGACATTGACCGCGACTGGGTTCATGCGAACTTTGACAATCGCCTGTTAATTATTGACGAAGCGCACAACATCCGTGAGTCCAAAGATGATGAGGGAATCAAAGGCATCACACGTGCGTTAGAGAATCTAGTCAAGACAGCCGATGGACTGGTGTTGGTCTTTCTGACTGCTACACCGATGTTTGACACATATGATGAAATAGTATTCTACATGAATCTGTTTTTATGGAACGATCGGAAACAGCCTTCGGCCAAGACTGTAAAGAGTACCGACTTCTTCAATCCGGATGCGACGCTCAAAGCTGGCGAAGGATTCCGTGCGTGGTGTCAGGACTATGTCTCGTATGTGCGTGGTGAGAATCCCTTCACTTTCCCATTTCGGTTGCCGCCACCGAAGGTCGTTGCTCGCGACACATTGACCACAACATACCTCGGAAAGGGTCTGTCTCCCGCAGAGCGTATTCGGTACCTGGATCTGGTTGAGTCTACTGCGACTGGCATCCAAAAGACAATCCTGACCAGATCGGAAAAGGCAGACGATGACGAGAAGAAGCGAGCGCTCATGCAGTTGACTCTTGCCGTTCTTCCTGAGAACAAGGATTTTGATTCCCTCTTTCGGATGACGGCCAAGCAGTATGAGTATATTGGCACACCGTTCCTGACGCCGGCAAAACTTCCAGAGCACGCCGCCAAGTTTTCCACAGCAATCAAGGCTATAGAATCTGGATCGGGTGTGTGTATGGTTTATTCCAATTTTGTCAAGATGGGAGCTCTGCTGTTTGCGCTGGCATTGGAGGAGCATGGTTTCACTCCTACCTCTGGTGAGACCTTACTCAAAAACAGTTCGTACAAGGGAACCTCAAAGGGCAAGTATATCCTGCTGACATCCAAGATCTCCGAGGCCGAAATCTCCAAACTTCTGCGGATGTCCAAGTCGGATCGGAACCGTGATGGATCGCAGGTTCGTGTGGTAGTTGCTGGCCCGATTGTGTCGGAAGGTGTGGACTTCCGGTATATGCGACAGATTCACGTGTTGGATCCTTGGTGGAACATGAGCCGTATTGAGCAGGTTGTGGGACGGGGTCTTCGCACATGTAGCCACCAGGCTCTTCCGTTTGAGGACCAGAACTGTACAGTCTACCTCCACGTTGTGCGAACGGGAGACAAGAAGGAATGTTTTGATGAGTATACGTATCGCACAAAGGTAGAGCAGAAGGCCATGAAGATTGCGCGTGTCCGCAAGGTGATTGCGGAGTCTGCCATGGACTGTCCTCTTCAGAACGTCATCAATACGCTTCCGGAAGATTGGAAGACGTTGCGTATTCCCCAGACACGATCAGAGGGACATGTGGAGGAGTCATTTCAGCTTTTCGGTATGTTGGCACCATCTTTCATTGATACGCCCGACGTGGCGGCGTGTATGGTAACACCTGCGGTAGAGGATCCGGAACACGTGCGTCCTCTTTCTACATACTTGGATGTGCGTGATGAGATCCTAGTCAAGCTAGCGGATCTGCTGGCTCACAAGGCTGTCTGGGAACGCGAAGAGCTCTTCAATGCGATGCGACCCTATACTCGGGATGTGGTGATTTTCAATATTCAACAGGCTGTACGATCTGGTTTCCGTTTCAAGGATTCGTTTGGCCGACCTGCGATCTTGGAGTCAAAGGGAGAACTCTATGCCTTAGCACCGATTGGGGCACCGAACGATACGCTCGTGGATCGCATCACTCAACCTCCTACACGTGGAGCCGTTGATCTGCCTGAACTGGAAGACGAAGAGTCTCTGGCAGAGGCAGATACCACCCTGATTGACACCAAACGAGAGGCGTACAAGTTTCCAGCAGACGCAAAGGAGCGATTCTCAGAGGAGGTTCTGAACGGATACATCTTTGATCATGATCTCTCCGAGAACGAGAAGCGATCCCTGCTCAAGACGATGCCGGAGAATCTGCCATTCGCGAAGCGACTGTATGTGGGCGATACAGAGTATATCGTTCTTGGCAAGGATACCTTTGAGCCTCCCGAGCCACCGATTGGAGATGATCTGTCCGAGTTCCGCGCATGGAACACTGAGCTGGTCCAGCGATTCATTGACAAGAAAGATGAAATGTTTGCGTCTCTGAAGAACGGTAAACTCACCGTGAGCAAGATCACAATGGATGGAACGACACCGAAACGAAAACTGGACAAGTCTGGCAAGAAGTTTGAACCGGTTGTGTGCGATACGGGCGAGAACAGCACATCCGTGATGAATGCCTTTGCGAAGTTTATTGATTCCAAAGGAGCTGGATTGCCAAAGATTGCGCCCAAGGCTGGAAAGGAGCCCAAGGAAATGACCGGGCCTCAGCGCTGCGTGTACATTGAACTTCTTGCTCGTGAAGAGCACAATTGCTTCTGGGTTACTCCGGAGGAGATGAGTGTGCTTTACGACGGAAAGGCTGCCAAAGGTCAAACTCCAACCAATCAGGATATATTCACATCGTCGTTTAGAAAATGAACCGTATATAGTCAATAAGAACAGACGGAATGGGTGATCCTTTGTTTGAACGTCGTGAGCTCACGCGCAATGTCCACATTGATGCGAGGTTTCTGCAGCGAAACATTCAGTCTAGTCTTGTGGCGCAACTCCGTATGAAGTATGAAGGCGCGTGTGTGGCAGAGGGTTATGTTCAGCGCCGATCCATCACTATCATTGATCATTCGCTCGGACGCACGAACCTGATCAAGGGAGGTCTAGATTACGCAGTCAAGTTCCAAGCAGATATCTGTATGCCGCACCCGGGCCAGGTATTCCGAATGCCGGTGTCTCTCAAGAGCAAGATTGGCATCCACGCCGAGATGACTCCGGTGAAGGCTCTTCTTCCTCGCGATCTCCACATTGGAGTTGATGAGTTTGACACGATCATGGAGGGACAGGACATTGAGTTTGACGTCACGGGCGCCCGATTCCAGCAGGGAGATGAGTCTATCGTTGTGCTTGGGAAGCTCCGCCGGATCATTGAGGTCGCCAGGCCAACCGGAGAGAAGGCGACAGAGGTTGACGATGGAATCCCGATCATTGCCGCCCCCGTCGGGTCGGAGGGTGAGCAGATCATCAAGAAGGTGACCGTAGAGGCATCTAGCACAAAGATGTCCGAGGGACCGCGGAAGCGAAGGATCAAACTGAATCCTGAGGCAAAGGCAAATGAATAGAAGCCGAAAGGAGGCACTAAAGGAAAAACTAGAGAAGTTGGATGCTGGTGAACACGCACAGATCTTTGAGATTGTCAAGCGTAACACGGACAACTTCACCAAGACGCAAAACAATGTCCTTATTTCATCGGATGTGTTGTCAGATGAGTGTATGATTGAGATTGAGAAGTTAGTAGCATACTACATTGATCAGCGGAAGACCATGGATCTTACCCGAAGACAATGAGTCCCTTTTTCGTTTGAATCACACCAGTGACTGATCCATACCTCTCTCGCTGACCTGGCAGGATCACATAACCGTGCTCCTTATACAACCGATCAATCTCATCAAATTTCGGAACACCCTCCTCCGACACAAACAGGGTCGTGGCATACGCCTCTGCTAGAGAGATATCATCGTGATCCCTGTTCCGAAGGACGAGATCATCGCTCTCGACAAGACCCGATGCCTCAATTGACTTGAGAATGTATACGAGCTTCTCCATAATAAAGCCTGCTTCCTCTTTGGCCAAAACGATACGTTTTGCGAAAACGGACGCATTCAATTCCACGAAAGCAACTCCACTAGAATTATAATGGAGACACTTATCCCTTCGTCCGTTCAGCGAGACATTGAGGGACTCGTCTCAATTGCAGTCAAGGACAAGAAGGCCGAACTGGAGACCAAGGTGCTCGCAGGTCAGATCCAAACCAAGGACGTCGCAGATCGGATTGTGCACGCTATTGAGTCAATCGCATCAAGCGGACCGGTGGATGAGCACCGCGCCACGTTCTCGTATTCGGATGGACTTCGTGTGAACGTCAACGGTGCCGAGAACATCCTCAAGGTATGTAGCACTAGCAGCTTCCGAGGTGTGCCTCTTGCCGTGGAGCGCAAGCGTCGGTACTTTGACGTGCCCGGTGCCTCTACCGACTCTTCCTCCGACACCCTGGACATTCCTGATCTGCGTCTGCGCTTCACTCTTCGCCACGAGGAGCCTCTGCGCAAGGACTTCTCAGGTTCGCCCATGGATCCCGCGTCGCACGTGCGGATCCTTCACCGCAAGTCGTGGATCACCAACGACAAGATCCTTCGGATTGACATGTCGCTCACCAAGACCAAGTTGAAGTCGCACAAGACCTTTGGCGACATTCTCAAGCAGACGCCGAGTTACGAATTGGAGGTAGAGGTGATCAAGAAGGACATGCCGCCCAAGGAGATCGTCCAGGCCCTTCTCCGCACAGTTGGACCTCTGGTTGCTGCCTACCAGCAGTCTGCCTTTCTCCTCACCGAGTCTGACCTTCAGCGCTACCGCATGGAGGTGGAGGGACTCAAGATGCGCTTCATCAATCCCGTCACGATGGAGCGTCGGCACCTTGTGGCTGGCCGCCCGAACAACGTTCTGAGCGGATACACTGTCACCAACAAGGCCGATGGCGAGCGGTGCTTCCTCGTGGTCTCGCGTGACAAGCGCCTTCTTCGCTGGTATCGCGATGGACGTATTGCGTGGACCGGCCTGACTGCGATCAAGGACACTCACACCGGGGATGTGGTGGATGGCGAGTATCTCTCTGACCGCAATCTCTTCTGTATCTTTGATGCGTACACGTTCCGTGGCAAGAACATCACGCGCCTGCCACTCATGACCACAGATGACGATGTCACGAAGAACCCGACCAAGAGTCGTCTGGGTTGTGCCCACCTCTTCGTGGAGGATCTGAAGAAGGCGTTCGTCGCACTGTCTTCGGTCTCGCCCATGCGGATTGAGACTAAGCTCTTCTTCGCCGGAAACGGTCCGGCAATGGAGCAGGCCATCACAACGATCTTGGACACCAAGTTTGAGTATCCTACCGACGGCCTCGTCTTCACGCCTCGTGCGAGTCCGGTAGCGCCCATCACCGAGCGCCGCGGTGATACATGGCTGACCGTATACAAGTGGAAGCCTGCCATTCAGAATTCCATTGACTTCCTTCTGAGTTTCAAGATGGGCGAGAGTTACGATTCTGTGCTCGGACAGCGTGTCGTGCGCGGAACCCTGTATGTTGCTCGGACGCCTGGATCCGACATCATATATCCCTGCGAGACGCTCACGGGCGAGTACAAGCAGCCTGACATGCCCGCTGATCTGCGGGTGATTTCTGAGACGCGTGACCGTGCCCCGTCACCGTTTCAGCCGAGTGCCCCCAAGGCACCTGACGCACATGAGGTGTTGGTGCCTGTGAATGCCAAGGGCATCCCAGTGGACCTGGAGGGTAACCGCGTGGAAGACAACACGATCATTGAGTGTGCTCGTGATGTGGAGAATGGTCGCTGGAGGATCATGCGCACTCGCTACGACAAGACCTACCAGTATCGCGTGCTGAAGCAGGCACAGTTTGGTAACGACATCCACGTTGCGGACTCCATCTGGACCAACATTCACAATCCGGTGACAGATGAGATGATCCGTTCCATTCACAGCAGTCCTCCCGACGACACGTTTGAGGATGAACTATACTATCGCGACAGCCTTGAAGCTCGTGATCGTGTCATGAAGGATGTGATGTCCTTTCACAACAAGGTCAAGGAGGGCCTGTATCAGTCAACGATCAAGGCAGGTGATACGTTGTTGGAGTTGGCGGTCGGTCGTGCGAATGACCTACACAAGTGGCGGAAGACGAAGCCGTCCAAGATTGTTGGCATTGATCTGTCCAAGGGGAACCTGGAGGGTGCTCGGCAGGGCGCATGCGTTCGATACATCAATGAGAACGTGAAGCAGCGGCTGCCTCCTGCGCTCTTCATTGAGGGTGACATGACGCAGACGCTTCTGGATCAGGACAACCGGTACATCAAGATTCTGGACAAGCGTGAGCCTGCTACCACGGAGTATCTTCAGAAGTTTGCGGGTCTGACGGAGTTTGATGTGATCTCGTGTCAGTTTGCGATTCACTATGCATGTGAGTCGGAGGAGAGTTTCCGGATCTTTGTGGGCAACCTGACGCGTCACGGAAAGGGTCTGTTCTTCGGAACGTGTATGGATGGACAGGCTGTGTACTCGCACATGATTGGCAAGGAGGGGTACATCTTCCATGCGAATCAGGGACAGGTGTTTGGCGAGATGACGAAGCAGTATGCGGATGGCGATGGCTGGACAGAGGAGTTCGGCAAGACGATTGTAGTGAAGCTGGAGAGCTTTGAGAGACCGACCAAGGAGTTCCTGGTTCCGTTTGGTCGTGTGACGGAGATTCTAAAGGAGAATGGGTTTGAGCTGGTGAACACTGCGCTGTTCAGTGACCACTATGCGGCGCAGACGAACTATGTGATTGGCGGCGACCTTCAAGCATTCTCGTTCCTTCACCGGAGCTTCGTGTTCAAGCGTGTGGAGATCGTGAAGCCCAAGGAGGAAGAGCCGAAGCAGGAGGTGGAGGTGCCGATGGCTACAGAAGAGGAGAAACCCAAGAAGAAGCGCGTGCTCAAGGTGCGCGTCGCAGCAGAACCCGAGGTGGAGGTTCAGGAGCCTGTGTTCTTCTTCAGCGGCAATCCCGCCCTGAATGAGAACAAGTTCCTCAGCAACGAGTATGAGGCACCGATCCAGGTGGAAGGTCAGACGTTCGCGACAGTGGAGCACTACTTCCAGTGGTCAAAGGCTCGCAAGTTTGGTGATGGCGCGATTCAAGCAAAGATCCTGAAGACACCGAGCGCCAAGTCTGTCAAGTCGTATGGCAAGAAGGTGTCACCGTTTGATGCGGAAGCGTGGACCGCGGATGCTGAGAATGTGATGCGAACGGCAGTCAAGGCCAAGTTCATGCAGCATCCCGATCTGTTGGAGAAGTTGCGGAAGACTGGAACACGCCCTCTGGCAGAGGCAGATCCTCGTAGCAAGTTCTGGGGCATCGGGACATCGTCCGATACGTCCAAGGCCAAGGACCCGAACAAGTGGCCGGGCAAGAATGTGATGGGCAAGATCCTTGCGGAGATCAGGAGCGAACTTAAAGAATAAACGACCTATAAAATAAATGCAGATCTTCGTAAAGACACTCACCGGAAAGACGATCACGCTGGACGTTGAGCAGTCTGATACGATTGAGAATGTGAAGCAAAAAATTCAAGATAAAGAGGGAATCCCCCCTGATCAGCAGCGCCTCATTTTTGCCGGGAAGCAGTTGGAGGATGGTCGCACGATGGCAGATTACAACATCCAGAAGGAGTCAACACTTCACCTAGTGCTCCGACTTCGCGGTGGGTTTTTTTGCTGATAATCTACAATGCCGAAGAGCCTCGCAACACTTGAGAAAGAACTGGCGGAGTTTAAGCAGAAGCTTGTCAACTCCACTGTTTGGCCACCACCGCGGGACGCGCCCAAATATAGCCATTACCTTTCCGCTTACGACTTGCGACCCCTAATTGCAAAAACTGAGAAGGAGATTGAGAATCTGAAGAAGAAGGAGATTGAGAAAAAAGAAGCACGGATTGCTGCACTGAACTCCACGACACTTGGTCAGAAACTTCCTGAGGATGTCATTCGTAAAGTGTCGGAATATGGTGGAAGAAAGCGGAAGACACGGAAGTCCCGTAAGACCAAGAAGACTCGTCGTGGTTAATAGATCTCGAACTTAACCTTGACTTCGCCGTGGAGTTTTTTTGCTGATAATCTACAATGCCGAAGAGCACCGCAACGCTTCAGAAGGAACTTGGGGACTACGAGCACATCCGCGATAACTACGGATACTATGAACTTCACAGATTACTACCAAATAAGTGGAAGCCTGAGACCAAGTCGCAAATAGAGGCTATGATTGCAAAAACGAAGGCAGAGCTTACGAAAAGGAACGATGCGGTGGAAATAGCGGCGCCCAGTAATGCTGCGAAGAAGGAGCAAGAAGCGCACGAGTCCCGGATCGCTGCACTGAACTCCTCGAGACTTGGTCAGAAACTCCCGTTGGAGATCATTGATAAGATCTCACGATATGGTGGAAAGAAGAGGAAGACACGCAAGGGCAAGAAGAGCCGTAAGACACGGCGTGGAACTCGCCGTGCTTAGTAGATCTCGAACTTAACCTTGACATCCGCTGGCCACGGGCTGAGTCCATACTGATCGGGAGTGATCGGGATCTTGTCACCGACCAGCCGGTAGGTCTCTGCGGTCTTTCCAAACCCGAAGGTGATGGTCTTTGTTAGCCATTCCTCAGGGAAGGCAGCACGCTTGTCCTCTCCAATACCGCAGTAGAGGTAGCACTGAGAGGGTACATCGTCGGAGTATTCGCTAAGATCAACATCAAAGTATAGATTTGAGTCGTAGGGAGGTCTCCAAAGCTCGTTGATTGTATCCTCAAGTGAAGCCATCTCTTGACCCGAGTAGTAATCCCAGCTGTGCGGTTGTCCATTCTCGTAGACGACGATGCGAAGGGAGTAGATAGACATTTTGTATGTTAGGTGGGGAGAGGTACGTAGAGTCTGGCACACATAAATCCGTTTTGACTACTGATTCTGCTTGTAGAAGTCCTCATACTTCATACGAGGTGCGGCATCAGGTGCCTGGCCGATCGCAGGAGCGGCATATCGGTTGAAGAGCTGTTGGCCAATCATGCCGGATGCCTGATCTGCCGTAAGCTCGCCTTTTTCAATGCGGCGTTTGAGCATCATCATCTCAAAGAACGTCTGGTCAAGGCGGTCTTCCATGTGAAGTTGAAAAAGACTGGGGTAATTGAAATACAGAATCTCATTCTCGCTCTTCAGCGCCTGCTCGTACTCAAGCTTCTGGTTACTCGCCTTGAGTCTGCGGTGCTTCTGCTTGCTCCTATCCATGTTCCTGACCAGGGCCTGTACCTGTGTCGCAGAAAGATCGCGGTCGTTAATGTGACGTTCTCCGTCCGCAATCTCAGAAGTTGTTAGTTCGCGTGCCTGCATATTTGTATGAAGAGCCTACGATTTAAGTCAGAACTTCACGCAGCTTTGCCACAAGTTCTACGCATTCCTTTGCGTCCGTCATTCCAGTGAGAATGATATTTCCCGTGCGGAAGACCTTAGCAATCCACTTTGTGTCTGGAAAGTAGATCTTCACTGCCGGATAGACTGCGGGTTCGTAGTTCGTCTTGAATCCCTTGCGTCGGACATTCGCATGAAGTGTCTCGCGTGAGAGGTTGGTGACACCTACCAGTCGTGTCTTGTAGTTCATAAGAACAACCCTGCGTGCCTCCATCGTCCACTCACCGGCTGTCATGGCGGCGGGACACGTGGTTGTCACGTGATTCTGAAGATAGGAAACCACATCACGATCATACTTTTCATCCAGAACGCCGGTGATATGAAACACGCCGTTCTGAAAGATCTTGACCGTAATCTCCTTGGAGAGGAGTGTGCCATCGCCGTCGGACATGAGCACCAACGTTATGCTATTGTGGCCGAATCCAGTGGTGCGGCGAACAACCGGCTCAACCTTGCGGTGGCGGATGCGGTCCTTCTTTGACTCCCCACGACGGAGAACACCTTGCTTCTCAATCTTGATGATCTTGTCTGTCAGCGGAAGCTCATGTACTAGCTTGTCCGTATCCAACTTGACGCCTGTCGTATACAGCACTACCATTGTTGTCAGAGTTGGTTGGTCCATTGAGTCCGTCAGTGTAAATGGTTCTAATTTCGTTTTTCCAACTTTGACTCAAAGCCACCGGAAAGGCAGTTACCAATGAACAATCAAACTTACGAATGACCCTGCGCAACAGGACTTCTTCTCTAGGATTCAGCATCCATCCGTCTAGGAATCCGAACCAGACATGAACATCCTTCTGATGCTCAAAGACCGAGAGCGCTTCCTCCGCAAGACTGTCAAGCAACGTGAATGAAAAATCAATGCAATGCCTCGGAGGCGTGATTCTATACGTATAGACGTCTAGCATTATGTATATCAGGCTGTTGTTTGTGTAGACGCGTTACGTAGAGGTGTGGATACGCGTGCCAACCTTGTCCTTCAGAGCTGTCTGCTGGGCCACCGTCAGAGTACAGTTACATCCACGGGAGAACACCGGAGGCTCACCGCAGACCTGGCAACACGCAGCCGTTGAATAGCCACGCGCAAACGCATTCTTGGAGGCCTGGATCAGCGACAACTGAGCGTTCGCTGCGAGCTTGTCGTTGAACTCCGGTACAACCGTAGACGAATAGCACACAGGCTGGATCTGAGACGTCTTTGCGTTGACCGGCCTGGCAGACTGTGCGACGGCTTGGCCAGCCGTAAACTCGTTATAGACAGCCGTATCCTGAACGGTGTGAGCTTTTGCGTAGTAAGACTTCACCTGCGTGGAAGGACCGTTCAGCACCATCACTCCCGCCGAAGCAGGTGTCTTGGAATCCTGAACACCCGAGGCTGCCAGCCGCTTTACGATCTCCGTCTGATGTCCAGCGTCAAGATGGGGTCGCGTATCTTGGACTTTCGGCAGCCTCTGCTTCATGCGACCAAGGTATTCGCTATACGAAGACATTTACTCTTTACAAGCAAACAAAAACCATGGAGGGTCTCCGTATTCGTATTCCGAACAATCGGGCCTGTTCCAGTTATGGTTGTTTTGAGATGACACATTCAATCATGTGTCGCTATTGTACTATGATCTTAGCTCCCGGGGTGGGTCAAGAAATGTCGGCGGCAACACTCCCTCGTCAAACCAAGGTCGTCCATTGCCCGCCCCTCCGCCGTCTTTTTAGTAGTCGTTGACAGGTAGACCAACGAATCGTTTTCGGGTCGCCCATCCTCTACCCGGTTTCCCTTGACAAACTCAATATACTTCTTCCACTTGCCAGCGATGGGAAGATTACATGTGTAGCAGCGAATAGGAATTGGGAAGTCCATTGTAGCGTCTCTTATTATCCTGCCGTGCTTCCGTTTTTCCTAGGGTAAACACAATGAAAGGTCGCACAATTGTCCTTCTCGGTCTCGGCGTAATCCTGCTGCTAGTTGTATTGGCGATGGCGCGGCCCGCTTCCATGGGTCTTCAGGCTCGCGTTCAGTCAGATCTTGCGAATGAGCGGAAACGCTTCCTCCCCGAGAACAGCGTTGACATTGCTCAGGCAATGAAGCTAATCACATTTGATGAGCCCAACCTCCTGGCGCCTCCCACATCCCAACCGCCGCTCCTCTTATACCCGCCTTCGTCAGAGACATTAGAACGTCTCTCAGGCCTATAACAATGACGAACCTCAAACAGTGGATTCTTAGCTTTCTAGTTCTCGTCGCGTTGTTCCAGGCAGGTCTCGGAGGTCTCCGCGACATGTTTGGAATTGGGGTCTTTGGCATGTCCGCCCAACATGGGTGGCACGATGCAATTATTTTGCTATTGCTCGCGATTCTTGTCGCTATCATCATGAAGTAGGCTACCACATCACCTCCATCTCCTGTGCGCTCCAATACTCGGAAACACCGTTCGGCATTGTCCGCCGGATCAGAAAGGGAAGTTTGCGCTGCTCAATCTCCCTCTTCGCCACATTCCAGATGAACATAGGATCACTCGTCTTTAATCCTTCCAGAGAGGCCAGCGGTTTCGCGCCCTCTGCAAGTTGTTGGGCACGTGTTGCTACGAGGGATGTATACTCATATTTCGTAAAGTATTCTCGTGTGACCCGAGGCTGCTTGATCGCATCCGACACCTCAGTGCGAAAGATCGGCTTTACTTGCTCCATTGTTACTGACTAGGTTTCTTTGTGTGAAAATCTTCCGTTTTACATAAATGCCCTATACACCGGACGCCTCGTCTGTTACTCGTTTTCGTCGGGCAGAGGCCACTATCGTCGCAGACCCGGTAAAAAAGTCCAGGACCTTTGAGGCGGTGACCAAGGCAGGCTATCAGTCCGCTATCCTCCGTGCGTCGGATGTAGGTAGCGAGATGTACTTCGGCCAGTCAGTCTTACAAATTCCCGAGTGGAAGTCGCCGCAGTTCAACGGAAGGTTTTTCGTGAAGTAAAGTAATGCCAACTCTCTCTGCGTCCGACTATACCCAGTATCTGAAGTTCAAGGCTGCGTCGCAGGCTGCCATTCAGCCGGCAATCCAGACACGTGACAACGTCACCCTAAACCGGAGCGTGATGAACGCAAATATTCTTACGTCGCAGGCATCGCTGGTTGCGAACCCTACCGTGTCTGTTTTGGTTGGAAACGCTCGCGTGCGACCGGTTCAGCCTAGCAAGACAAACAACCCCAACACACTCTCTACATTATCGTGGGGCTCTCCTACGGCCTCTTCCAAGTTCCAGCAGCCCGGTGGTCTTCCTGCGAGCGGGAGGGTAAGCACATACACTCGTCTACCACAGATCGTCTAAGGGCCGCGCGCGAGCTGCTTCCAGGTTGTCTCGCAGACTGCGCACTGGTAGAGCCATGATACATTCACGGGATCCAATTTGATACCCACAATATTTGACTCGTACCCGATCGTGGGGCACTTCTCATTGTGACAGACCATGTTGCTAAACCGCGGCAGGGTCGGATCATACTTTAGATACGGATTGATAGAATACTGAACTGACGTATCCTGCTGTAAGTCGTGCTCGTAGACAACAGGATTCGCCTTCGTAACCTCCTCCTCAAACGGACAACTGCGGCACTTGAGGTATGCCTTGCTCTCACGCTCCTCAATGTGATAGAGAAAGTTATTACACTGCGCACAGAACTTCATGATAGGATTCTCTTGTTTGTTTCTACCACATTCCTTTTGAAAACCGGAACCGTGCGTTCAAAACGAAACTGTTCGGGGAAAGTAATCGGCCACTACTAATACAGGATGCCCCCTACACCCCTTGACCGTTTCTTAGATGGATCTCCCGACGGGAAGACCGAGAAGGACCGTGAGGGCCGTAAGGTGATTGATTCTGGCAAGCCCTTTACTCTCTGGTCGTTTGAGAACAGGCAGAAGTGGTATGTTGACTCCGACGATCTTCCGACATTCTACAAGCTTTACATTGAGGATCTAGAGAACTGCGTTCCGCGATACTTTACGGAGAAGTGTACGCCCATCGGGCAGCTTCGTGTAGATCTAGACTTCAAGTATGAAGGTCGCGTGGAAAGCCATCGCCATACACGCGACCAGGTCGTTGCCTTTGTGTCAGCCTACATGGCAGAGGTAAAGCGATATGTAGAAGTTCCTGAGTGTGTGTCTGTCTACGTTCTGGAGAAGGACTACCCGACCTATGACGCCTCCAAGAAGATCTCCAGCTCTGGCATCCACGTCCAGGTTCCCGAGATCAAGACCAAGGCATCCGTTGAGCAGGCAATTCGCCGTTCACTGATCCGCCGTATGGAGGAGTTCTTCCCGGCACTTGGATTCACCAAGACCTGGGAGGATGTGTATGACAAGCAACCGCTGTCGCACAGCAACAACTGGCCGCTTCTCGGTTCCAAGAAGCCCGACGGTCTTCCGTACAAGATCAAGTATATCCTTGACTGGGAGGCAGAGACAGGTGACATCGGCGTTGATACGACGGCGCCTCGTGTCTCACTTGATACGATCAAACTGATGTCTGTCCGTTCTGCGGCGAACGACGAGACGGGCATGACTGAGTATGGAAAGCAAAATACGCATCAGACTCCTGAGCGCGAGGTGCTGACCGGTGCGCAGCGTGTCGTTGCGGATGTTCCGCGGGGTCGTCAGACTCAGCGCGGCGATCAGGGTTCTCGCGGCGGGAGCCCAGGTCGCATCATCGTGCCTCCTCTTACGCAGGAGCTGCGTGAGTACTACGAGGGCCACGTGAACAACCTTGCTGCCTTCCGATACAACGAGTATGCGGAGTGGGTGACTGTGGGTCAGTGCCTGAAGAATCTCCACCCCGATCTCAATGATCTGTGGCATGACTTCAGCTCAAAGGGCAATGGTTACAATCCGGCCGATGCGGAGAACAAGTGGAATTCGTTCGGTTATCGCATTGATGGTGCGAAGCTGGGACGTGGCTCTCTGCGATTCTGGTCTCGCGAGGACAATCTGGAGGGATACAAGGAGGTGGAGGACAAGAATGTCCACGCTCTGATGGAGCGGTCTGCGGAGACTGCGACAGAGAACGATGTTGCGCAGGTGATCTACGCAAAGTATGGTGATGAGTTCAAGTGTGCCAAGTTCGGACAGAACATCTGGTATCGGTACAGTGAGCACATCTGGACGGAGACGGACAAGGGTGTTGCGCTTCAGATTCGTCTGTCCAAGGACATCTCAAATCTCTATCAGGAGGTGGTTATGTCAAAGAACATTGAGTTGCGGAACGTCGGTGGGTGTGAGCACGCAAAGGAGCCCGATCCTTCGTGTCCGACGTGTCAGCTGGAGCAGGCGATCAAGTCATACACATCCATTCGTCTGCGGCTGAAGAAGACGAGTTTCAAGGAGTGTGTGATGAAGGAGTGCCGCGAGTTGTTCCTTGACGAGCAGCTTGCGGCGAAGCTGGACGAGAACAAGAATCTCATTGCGTTTGAGAATGGCGTGTTTGACTGTGCGAGCCTGGAGTTCCGCGACGGAAAGCCGGATGATTACATCAGCTTCAGCACCCGGATTACGTTTGATCAGAACAAGCATCACTCTACCTACGAGTGCTGGGCTGAACTGGATCGGTTTCTGCGAAGCATTCTGCCGAATGAGAATGTGCGCCGATACTTCCTGAAGCATCTCTCCACATGTCTGTCGGGGAACAACGATGCTCAGAAGTTTCACATTCTGACAGGAACGGGTTCCAACGGCAAGTCCATGTTGATGAACTTGATGGCGACAGCGTTTGGCGATTACTGCTGTAAGGCGCCGATCTCACTGCTCACTCAGCAGCGTAACAAGTCGGCTGCGGCTGCGCCGGAGCTGGTCCGTATGAAGGGTCGTCGTTTCGTGACGATGCAGGAGCCCGATGAACAGGTGCCTCTCAATACAGGTCTGATGAAGGAGTTGTCTTCCTGCGAGAAGGTGACGGCTCGCGATCTGTATGCGGGTTCCAAGCAGATGATTGACTTTGACATTCAGGCCCGATTCCATCTGGCGTGTAACGAGAAGCCGAAGATCAATACGACGGATGGAGGCACGTGGCGCCGTCTGGTTGTGATTGACTTCCCGATGAAGTTCGTATCGGATCCGAGGGCGACGAACGAGTTGCCGATTGACGAGAGCATTGTGCAGAAGGTTGTTTCCGACGACTGGGCGACGTGCTTCATGAGCTATCTGATCGGCACGTTCCGCGAGGGCAATGGCTGGCGCAAGATTACCCCTCCCGTGGAGGTTATGGCGTATACGAATGAGTACAAGGTGGAGTCGGACACGATCGCCAGGTTCATCCTGGAGTTCGTGCACGCGGTGGATCCAGCGGTGATCCCAGAGGCTGTCACATGGAACAATATCACATCAACCTTCCAGGACTGGAAGCGTAGCAATGAGGTTGCTGGTCGTGCGGCAGCGACCGATTTGAAGAAGAAGATTGAAGAGAGGTATGGGAAGTATCCTAACCGCGGGTGGACCTCCTTCCAGTTCGGCGCGCTTTAGATTTCCGGCCTGCGCGGCCTGCCCGATACGTCCGGCTGCGCTTGCTGCCTCGGCGACGCTTGCGACCACCAACACCATCTGTCGTGCCAGACGGATTCTCTACAACTGGCGCAGCGGTTTCACTTGACTTGCCCGGAATGTAGGACGATGCCCACTCACCCCATGTCCTGCCTGATGTATCGCTCATTTGTGTTTAGCATTTACTTTTTTGATTTACTCATTCCGGCTGGCGCCGATCTTGGACAGGTAGTATGTCCGGAGAACGCCGATCATGTACACCACCAGGGCGAAGGAGATCATCAGCTGGATGGTGGACGCAATGAGCTCACCGGTGCGCAGGGTGACACCGCCAACAACGACAACCGACTCCTGGATGCCCTTACCACCCAGGGGGGCGAGCAGGGGCGCGATGATGCCATCCGTGAGGGACGCAAAAAAGCGGGCAACGACAGACCCGAGGTAGAACGCAGCGGTCAGGATAATGATGTCCTTGGTATCAAGCATATTAGTTTGTCTTGACTTCTAGATTATTTTTGAGGGCGGCTTCGTCGTGTCCGACGCGTCTTTCTACGCCCTCCCAGATAAGTCTTTATCTTCCTCTCAATGTCTTCGGGAATATTCTTTGCTTCACTAATATCTGCTACACTCTGAACACCTATCTTTTTATTTGCATGTGTTCTTACAACCGCTACCTCAAGACCCTCTTTCATACTGTTCCACGACTGTGGGTTTAAATTTTTGAAGTAGAACACGGCATTTTTATCGTCCTTCAGCGATATCATAATGTCATTCATGAATGGGTCGCTGCCTCCTTCCAGCACTATTTTCCAAGGACCCGATGTATATGTAGTTTCGGGACCTCTTTCGGTCTTATACACATCGTTGAGTTTGTTAAACAATAACGCCCCAACTGAACTATCTGGGGCATTCGGCACCAGACTAATAATTACTCCTTTATCGGCGCTCATTTATATAAACTATAAGGTAATATGGACACTCGCTTCTGGGGTCCGTCGGGGTGGCAATTATTCCATCTGATCGCATTCACATCTCCACATCCACGGGAGGTATTGGAGGACATGAAAGATGTACTGCCGTGTAAATACTGTAGAGCATCCACATCAGAGTTCGTAGGCAAACACCCACCAACCAAGCCGTATGGCAGGTGGCTGTATGAGATTCACAATATGGTGAACAACAAGTTACGCACGCAATGTGCAGAGGATCCCGCAGTCGTTGATCCCGGACCTGATCCCGACTTTGCCGACATCAAGCGACACTATGAGGCCATGAAACCGACTGCTGTTCCCGGTCGCGATTTCCTTATGGCGATTGCGTATAACTTTCCAGACAAGCCAGAGCCCAAAGACATGAGCACGCAGCGCGAGTTTCTCCACCATCTTGCGGATGCGTATCCGTTTGAGAGTCTGCGAACAAAGTTTCAGTCCTACATCAAAGCAAACGAACCTGATCTTCAAAGTCAAAAACGGTATACAAAGTGGATGTATGGTCTGATGAAGGAACTCTCAGGAAAGATCCCAATCAAGACGTATCGTGGATATATGGCACATTTAGCGTATTACAAGAGCAGTTGCTCTAATAAGACGTATCGTGGTAAGACGTGTAGACGAACGACAAAAAATCGCCATACCACGCGTAAGGTTTCACATCGTAATCTTCTGTAACCTATTTCCGCTTCTCCTGTAAGGCTTCCATCTGGCGAACATGTTTTGAGGAATAACATGTATCTTTACCAGCAGCCTTCTCCTTGGCGGACTTCTTGCTTTCTTTACGAGTTTTGGGTTGATTGTCCATTTTAGAGGGATAATCTTACCTATTCAGGTAGAGATGTTTCCGTTTTAATGCCGGCGAGTCTTGCGGCTGCCCCGACGACGACCACCGACCGTGGCGGCCGTGGCGGCGACACCCCCACCGCGCTTGGTCTTCTTGTAGGACTTGGCTGCCAGCTTGAGCACCTTGCCCAGCTTCATGCCCTTGTTCGCGCGCATCGTCTTCTTCACGTGCGCCATCCATGCGGACTTGCGCCCGCCCGTCTTGGGTGCGTCTGCTGCGTCTACTGGTGCTGCTGTATCTGCCATTTTGTTTAACGCGCAAGAGTTTTCTCTACGAAGCCCTTGCCGTTTTTGTCAAACAAATTCCACTGGCACCCCAGCGCCTGTGGTCGGTCGGGGTTGGCATTCACCGTCTTCAGTTCTGTCTCGGGGGCTACAATCGTGATGTGATCCTTATTGAACCGCAGAAGGTCCTGGGGGTCGCGAGGGTGAAGGGCCTGTTGGTAGCTGAGGCGACGAAGATTTGATCCGTTCCATGAAAGATTCACCAAGGGCTCCAAATCGGATCCGTTGATGGTTCCACCGGACACGATGATCACCTTGTCCTTGAGGGCATCCAACTTGGCTGTGTGGACCTCCTTGTCAGTCCTCACGAGGCGGCGGCGCAGAGTCGTCATAATGTGCTCGGCGGCCTTGTTCAGCGTGACGGTCTTGGTTGTATGCGGCACGATAGACAGGATGAACGGGTCCTCGGACGGGAAGGCATCGTTGGTGATGTCTATACACACCTGCTCAAAGGACACATTCTCCTCAGCATAATCGTATCCCTCATTCTGTGCCTTCAAGCCGACAACAGGCTCGTCGCGCTCATCCGAATACAGGTGAACCTCAAGCAGCCGGACACCCCGGGCAAGTGCGGTCGGGACGTCTTCATACACCGAGCCCGCAACATAGTACTCGCACAGTCGTTTCCTAGGCATAAGCATGGGCACTTCACCGAGCGTCTCATCATAGACGAGGTAGCCGATAAAGGCAAGTAGTAACACGGCAATCAGCCACTCCATTATTCTTTTGCGGATGATTCTTTCTTCGGCATCGTAAACAGAAGGTTGCGGAATGCGTTGATGACATCGTCTGGGATCTTCTCGTCCATCGGGATGTTCATCACGCATGCGTAGTGGAAGTAGATACAGTACATCCCGCACTCGGAATCCTTGTACTGGTGACGCGTCTTGTTGAAGGTCATCTTCATATCGTTCTTGTGAATCCCAGTCGCATCCCACTGCTCCTTCCAACGCTTCATGAGAGTCTTGATCTCCGGCTCGGGAGACGACGCATACGAATCAAAGTAGGTTACGCGAGGGTATTCCAGTTCCGGTCTCGTATCGCAAAACACCGCCACCCAATGCTGCCCAGGACCATCGTGCGGATCCGTATTTATTACAATACCAATTCGGTGTTTCCCTCGCTTGTGAAGTTCGGCAAGTTTCATGGAGCAGAGCGCGCTGACGACACATTTGCGGGTTTCATCTTGAAGATCAAAGTCAATCGGGACGGTGCCTGCGTAGTAGTAATCAGCAAACAGGTTTACATAGTTCTTCTCTACGGCATCAATGTCGTCCGAAGACAGCCACTCTTCGCGATTCAATGCCCATTCCTTTGGTGCCTTGGGCCTGCGTAACAAACTGGCCACGATACACTCGGCACGACCGGTCTTACACTTGGAACCAAGCCGGCGTTGAAGTTCCTTCCAGGTTGCGTCAATGTTGGCTCCGCAACTTATGGGAGTTTCTCGCGGATGTTCCTTGTTGTACACCTCGCACAGTCGTTTGACTTCTTCCTCATCAAATACCGACATTCTTATTGTTTGAAACAATATACTTTATAACACAAATATAATGAACGCACCCAACATCGTGGAGGCGGTTGTTGCCGTTACCACTCATGGCGAGATTCTGCTAAGTCCAGATCGCAAGCCAATGACGTTTCGGCTTCCGGCGGGCATGACGCTGACAAAGGTAAGTATGGCAGTTCCCGGTGTATGTAACATCACGGCTAACCGCGATTTGGAGGTTATTATCAACCGCATCATTGAGTTATGGAGGGCTCCCCGCAATCGCAATGATTGGCGAGTTCAGGCTGTGCGTGAGGTGATTGCGGAATTTCAAAAGAGCACTAAGAAACAGGTTCAGACGGACCGAATACCCGGGAATATAGACCACGCCGCATTCGTCCATTACGTGCTCAAGATGGGAACTGAAACGACATACAATCCGGGCGACGAGGTGATTAATAAAATGTTCAGTCGGTCGGCAGCCGAGGACAAGGCCCGGTATGATTACAAGGTCCTCGCATTGAATCTACCAAACTATCCCGATCTTATGGCCAATCTGCTGGGGAAACGTGGGGCGGGGGAGATTCTCCTAATGGATGTCGTCCAGATCCTACAGCAGCGCGGGATTAATCACATTACGATGTTTGACTTTTCATGCTCTATCATGGACTCGGCCGAACGTGATACCCGCATTATTCGCCGTGAACTTACAGTCAAGGGCTTAAAGGGCGGCAAGAGTCGGCGTTACAAGAAGAAAACGAAAACTCGGCGCACAAGGAAAGCAAGACTCTAAATGGATACTCTTAAGCCCACACTCGCTCGTTATCTGGATATTAACAAGAAGCTCTCGGAGGTGAATGCCCGTGCCAACGAGTTACGCGATGAGCGACGTTCGGTGGAACTGGACCTTGCTGCCGCATACAATGAGGAGCCGCTGCCCGACAAGATTGAGCTGAAGCAGTCTCAGATGGTCTTCCTTGTGAAGAAGCCCGGTGAGTGGAAGAAGGGTTGGACGCTTTCTAAGAAGCAGCTTCAGGAGTATCTGCTAGAGATCCTGCCTGAGCACGGTCCGGATGTTATGAAGGAGATTGCTCGGCGTCACGAGCCAAAGCTGGTGGCCACCGATTATGCGTTTGATTTGAAGGTGATGGATGTGTAGGACTATTTGAGAGGAATATCATCGTAATTATACTGTTTGGGTGCTTTGAGCGCTTCCCGCATTAGGCGGAGCGTCTCCTGCATTTCTAGGAGTGTTTTTTCAACTGTTTCAATATTTCTATCTGCCATGAACCCCACCT